ATACATATCAGGACTAGGTGTATTAGTATACATTGTTTTAGTTACCTGTGCTTGTGTCTTTACATCCCAATATTGAACGCTAACAACAAATGCGTTAATTGCATTAAGTATGATTGTCATCTCAGCTTCAGACGTAGGGCGGAAAGCCACGTTCAACTTAGTCTTTCTATTTACTATGTTGATTGTAGCGTTTCCGCGCGCATTTCTGCCATCGTCTTTAACTAAGACATTATAATCTACTTTATAATTCTTTGTATAAGGGGTCAGATCAGCTGCCCCAATTTTAATAAGTATTTTATCTGCCATAGTGTTTCACCTTTAGAAGGCTATTTCAAGTCCGCCTTGGACCGTTGATAATTTGTTTAAACCCTTTTCGGTTGCTTTCGCAAGAACCATACCATCAACCATTAAGATTGTTTGACCACTACCTTGTGCGGCCATTGCTTCGGTTAAGCCCTCAACCATTGCGGTTTTCATAGCTCCAACGAAGGATGTATTTTCAAGAGGCATTACAGTAGTTTTACCTTGATGTGAACCAAATAGTTCTGGTCCATTTTCCCCGGCCATAAATAATGAACCGGCTGTTGGCATACCACCATTGGCGTATCTAGGTATATTGGCACCGTAATAAGAACCAGGACTATAAGTAGAGTAATCTACTTTAACTCCTCCTCCAACAGTGATATCGCCTTTAACTTTTGTCTTTTCAATTCCTTTCCAGAAGTCATCCCAAGATTTACTTAATTGACTTAAACTTGATGTAAAGTTATCATACATCTTACCACTCGCTTTATCAACAGTAGCGGTAATATCTGGAAACTTCTTTTCTGCAGCATCGACGATACCTTGATATTGATCGTTTGCAGCTTTGACTGTATCTGTTTTAGCCTTAAGTGCGGCGTCCGTCATCTTTTTATACTCATCGGTCGTAATAACACCTGCGTCTTTTAAACCCTGTGCCGCTAGAACGATAGATTCATAAGTTGAATTAGCATCAGCAACCATACTATTTTTAGTAATAATGGATTGAGATAGCATTAATCTTGCTTCGTTCTTTGATATATCTAATAGATCATTAGATAGTTTATTTCTTAAATCAGTTAGTTGTTGAACGTTATCACTTGCGGCAACAAGTCCAGCATCATAAATTATTTGTTGCAGAGCTGTTAATTTAGCATTCTCTTCAGTTGTTAGTACTCTGTTTGTATCTGCTGCAACTTGTAATATCTTACTAATTTCAGCTTCAGCTTGTTCTGTATTTGTAATTAAATTATCATAATACAGTTTAGTTTCCTCTACTAACTTAGCGAACTCTTCAGGAGTATCTCCATAATATTTACGGATAGCTTCTAAAGCATTAAGTGCGGCGACTTTGTCTTTTTCTAACTCTATTCTAATAATACTAGTCATAGACTTAACTCTTAATGTAATTTTAGATACATCAGAATCAGATACGATAGCGTTACTGATATCTAAACGAGATAACGTAGCTTCAATATCATCCATTCCTTCCATAAATGGTTTTAATGCTTTTTTTGTAACTTTATCAAAACCGTAGCCTAATTCATCTACGGCTTCAGTTACTGGAGAATTTCCCCATTTGATAGCTTCAGATACTGCCCAAACTACGGCAACAACCCCAGCTAATACTGCTGCGAATCCAACTAAGCTAGCTACAGCTATTGAACCAACACCAGCACCAACTTCGACAGCGCCGAAAGCTGTCATTATACTTGCTCCCAGTAAATAGAATTGATTTACTAACCAACCTAACCCCGCCACTAAAGGACCATTTACCAACAGACTAGTAGCAGTAGCACCATCCATAATTGTGGAGAAAATTAAACCTAATGTTTTACTAAAAGCTAAGATAGTTCCAATAGCCAAAGCACCAGCAATAATTGCTAATACAGCACTAATTGCAAAACCCCAGTCATCCCAGAATTTTATTCCATTTTGTATTGTTTTGTTTAAGTCTGTTAATCCGCTGTTGAGATTGTTAGTATTTTTACTAGCATCTACGTTAGCACCACTTCCACTACCGCCAGTTGAGCCAGTATCTGTTTGAATAACATTTAATTCATCGAAACCAGAGTAAGAGCGTTTTAGTGCGGCTACAGCAGCTGTTTGTTCTACAATAGCCCCAGTAGTATCATCAATTACCGTTGCAGTATCGGTTCCAAATATGGCTCTAATAATCCCTGCGGCGAAAAGCAACACTTGTCCTAACGCATTTGCTAAACTTTGTAATAGAGGTAAGATAGCCTGAATTGCGGGATATAACGCCGCACTGAATTGCGTGGCTAATGTTTTAATAGTGTCTCCCAATTGGTCAATACTATTTACCATTGATGAGCTCATTATTAAGCCCATATCTCTAGCTTTCTTTGTTAAGGTATCTAAACTGTTTGCTCCATCGTTTAACAATGGTTTTAATTGGATGAAAGAACGACCAAGTAATTGTTGCCCTAAAGCATTTCGTTCAGTAGTATCTCCCATCTCTGATAATAACTTTAATGTCTTTTCAAAAGCATCAGCACCATTTGTGGCACTTAAACCTGTCTTTTTCCAAGCATCACTATTACTATCCATTTCAACACTTAATTTTTGTATACTTTGTCCTACTGTATCGAAGGACCCACCGGCTTGTCCAATAGCGTATTGAAACTCTTGAACTCGTTCTACAGACAATCCTGTTTGTAGAGATAATGTTTTTATATTATCTGCGGTATCTAGTAATTGTTTACCAAACTTCATAACGGCAATAACTGAGAATGCCGCAATTAAAGTTTTACCTACCGCACTGAACGCCTTACTCATACCTGATGAGGCTTTTTCTACGGTCTTATTAACTCCTTCTATCTTTGCGTTTACTTTAGCAATTTCAGAATTAAATTGTATTGTTTGTGCTTCAATAGCCACATATAATTTTTCTAATTGGATATTATCCATTACTTCACCTCTTTAGAATACCTGGCATTTCTGCCTTTGGCAAATGTATACAACCAAGCAGTTTGTTTAGCTATCTTGGCTTCTTCTTCTTGTTTTTCTTGTTCTTCCGAACGTCCTGCGTCAAATAACCCAGGATATGCCTCGGTTATCGATGGGAACTTAGCATCTTTACTCAACAGTCTTCCTACTGAAGAGCCGATTAAATCTACCATCTTATAATCCATAGCTGCCCTTGTCGCAAGTCTTTTCTTATAACCTTCAAGAGTGACGTTAATCTCCTTGATCGTATAAAACCAATACTCGCGCGCATCAATACCCGCCTCTACGGCAAAAGGGAACAACTCATCAAAAACCTCTTTAAAAGTTCTTTTGTCTGATTGATTGTTCCCTCGTTCGTTCGTTAGTTTTTTGCTTCTACTTCTTTTGGAATTAAGCCACTTGATTTGTATACTTCTATGATAACGGAGAAGAGTTCCATCATTGAATGTCCTTCTTCAATCCATTTATCGTAAATGTCATAAGTATCGTCTAGTTTAATGCCGTTCTGTAAAGCCTGTAAGGAAAAATGTAAAACTAATAGCATACCTTTTAAAGGTGGCACATTTTTCTCATTAGTATTAGCGAAGAGACTAAGCGGTGATTTACCGCCTAGTGAATCTTCGAGCTGTGAGACGCGTTTTGCGTCGAGTCTTAACTTATATCCATTCCATTCATAAAACATATATGTTCCTCCGGATAGTTAGCTTATTTATTAAGCTATTACGATATCACTGCTTAAAGCGATATTTAATGTGAAAGTTAAAGCGGCGTTGATTCCAGCTCCAGTTAGTTTAACAGAAGGAAATCCGCTAAAAGTAAATGTAGTTGAATCGGGTAATGTTACGACCCATTCTTTAGTGACACCGGCAGTTTCCAATCCACTAAGAATCATAAAACTGTCAGTAACTTCTCCCCCGTAAAGGAAGTTGAAGGCTAGATCGCCATAATCTTTAATTCCATTAATATATCTGCGACTTGCGTCTGCCAGAGTAGTAATCTCGACCTTTTCTACGCTTCCGCCTAAATCAGGAATGTCCTGAAGGTCGGGAAGAACAGTAGGAACTGCCAATACCATATAAGAAAGTGTAATACCTTTACTTAATGTTCCTGATGCTGCCATTATTGTACCTCATTGTAGCCTATTGCTACATATCTCAACACTTTTACGATAGTGTTGTTATCGTTTGTCTCCATTGCCATATATCTTGACCATCCAGCAGTTTTCATTGCGGCGTCAATACTCGCGGATTTTGCCGCAATTTCTGACATTGAATTAGACCATATTTTAATCTCATATCTTAAAGTAGAGTAGTCAATAGTGTCTCCGTTATAGAGATCAGCATTGTCGACTTCAACATATGTGACTGCTGGTATTGTCCCAGCTTTATATAACAATTCGTAATATACTGTCGACCAACCAGTGGCGGTCTTCAATAGTGTAACCAATGTTGGTTTAATATCTATCATTTACTCACCTCTGATTTTATTCGCTTGTTTACGAATATGAAACATTATGTCTTGCTTTATTCTATCTCTATTCATATTTAGAGCAGGTGTTAAATAGGGTTGACGTCTTTGGCCAATTCCCAATTCAACCTTTGCGGCATATTCTATGCTTGTTCCCACAATGCCCACGTTGCCTTGAACTACGTGAGTAATACTAGTGCGTAATGCGCCTGTATCAACAGGAACCATTATTTTGGCATCTCTCTCAACTCTTAAGGTAGCTTTCATAATAGCAGGAGATAAATCAATCTTTCCCATAGCTAATAGCTGTTGGTTCAATTTTTTTAATCCTTTGACTTTAATTGTTATCATTAGATTTTATCAATAAACAAAGGAATATATTTCGTTCCTTTGTTACCAATATCTTTTACTTGGTATTTTATGCCTGATACACCATCTTGTAATATATCTCCTTCCAGAACTCCAACGTAATTTGTAATTCCGATATACTTTGTTAAAGCATAGAGCGGATTCGCAATATCGTGAGTTGGCTGGTTTTTAGTAATGGAGACTTCAATTGTTGTAACTTTCGATGGTGTAGCACTCATAATGCCGTAAGCGTCAAGAGTATTAGTAGATCTTAAGAGATCGTAGGATGCCATTCTTGCGGCGATACTCATAAAACCTTAAGTTTTGTGAATCCACGCAAGGCTAGTAGAATTGTTTCGGGATAAGCAGAAGAAGTACTGTAAGTTTCTGATACTGTTGCTAAGCTTTGGCTTACTAAACCTTCGTTTCCGCGCAGATTGTAGGCTACTTGAATCATACGTCCAAGTAAACCAGCTTCTGACAAAACGTTTGTGTTCTTTGTGTAAGCTAGTGCGTCACCCTCGGCGATTGTGCCGAGAGTGGCTAGTAAGTTGTCTTGACTTGCGTCTGTAATATTTAAGAGCATCTTAGCGATTGTGATCGCTTCGTGATTTGATGTCATAGTTTACCTCTATGGAGTTATTCAGTTATTAGGCAGGTTTAACAGCTAATTTAACTGCTTTTGAAGCGTTGGCTAAAGCAACGACGTAGTGTTCGTCTGCGGCGATAGTAGTAGTTTTTGTAAGAATGTTACGGTCTGTTTCAACATTAACATTTCTCTTCATATAAACTTTAACTGCTCCAGCTCTGGCAAGAAGAGGTGCGCCGTTAACGATTTGTTTAGAAACGATAACATATGCTCCACCGATCATACCAACAATACCAGTTCTCATAACTTCTGGGTTGGATTCATTAAACTTAACGTCTAATTGTAATTCGCCGTATTGCAGCGGATTAACATATAGGTATACTGGTTGGCCGATGTCTTCATCAGCGAAAGCCATAACACCAGCAACGATTTGACCGTGGTCGATGATATTAGCAACATTACCAGCTGTTAGTAAAGTCGTTTTCAAAGCGGTAAGAATGTCAGCATCTACTTTACCAGCGATAGCTAAAGCAACTTGCTTTGTAGCTTCACCGATAGGATCACCTAAACCAGACAGAGCCAATTCGTCTGTTAGTTCAACTGATTTCGCAACTTTCTTAACAGTTACGCTTGTATCTGTAGCACTTAGAACTACTGGTACGTCTGCAACGCCTTCTGCTAAGTCAGCAGCGTTTCCAATATAAGCCCATACTGGGATGGTGATTGTGTCGCCTGGACGGGCAACTAATGTCATATCGATGTCAGCGACAGTTGAGAAACGGATTGCGTTTGGTAACTGTGCGGAGATCATATCGGCCATAACTTCTGGGTTAATGCCGTTGATTAATAATGATTGAGCCATAAATTTTTATCCTCTGGACTGTTTAGTCCTTTAATTTGTTATACAGTTCACGATTACTAATGTATAAGTCATTGCGTTGAGATAAACTCAATTTAGCAAAACCTTCTTTAGTAAGTTCTGTATTGCTTGATAGTCCTTTTGTAGGGGTCGGACTGGCTAAGCGTGCCTTGACCTGGTTTGCGACAGCGGTTTTAATATATTTATCAAGAGTATTGATATTCTCCATCATAACATCTGCGTCTTCGTTTACTACGAATTCAACTAAGTCTGCTGGAAGCTCTTTCTCAGAAAGGACTTTCATTGCGGCGATTTTGTTGTCGCGCAGTGTGTATTCTTTTTCTTTTTGCGCAAGTTCTGCTTCTTTTTGTTCAAGTTTATACTTGTATTGATCTTCCTGCGACATCTTAGCTAACTTCTCTGCTTCTGTAAGTTTCTTACCCATTTCACGTTCCTTCTTTTGAAGTGCTTGGGTAACCCTACGGTCTGTTTCTGCTTGTAGTTCGTCCTGTGTATACAGTTTTGCCGGCTCAGTAGTCGCTACAACTTGTTCAGTAGTGTTTACGTTTGTATTTTCCATATGCTTTCCTCGTGAGTGATGTCTATTTCAACATACCTCGTTAAGGTCCTGTTTAGTGTCTGTTCCCTAAAGACAGGTCTTTAATCTTTAATTACTGGTAATACTACGCATCTACAGTTCGGGTGTAGAGGAGGAGCACTACTTAAGCTTTCAATAGAGAAGATCTTGCCATCATTTGGTTGGCAATATTCTTCACACGCGTCTGATTCAGCAAGAAACTCAAACTCTGTTAAGCCTGCGGCTTTATAACTATCAATAGCAGCAGTATTAAAGAAGGTTGAACTTTCAGTTCTAAACAGACGATCCGCCGCATTATAACTAACATTATAGTCTTTCATAATGAGACGTTTAATATCTTCCGGATTTGCTTGTTGGTAAATCATACGGCCGATATCATTATTTATGCGGTCTGACATAGCGTTATTGTTGCGCCATATCCTATCCGATAAAATAGTTTTACTATCCATTCGGTTAAGCAATTCTTGAGTTTGGAAGTCAGACACAAGGTCGAAACTATTACCAAGCATTGAATCAATCTCAACACGAGTAGATGAATATATATCACTTACAAGAGTTTCAAGTTGTGATACTTGAGTGAGGGATAGAGTATCGAATTCCTGTTTAACAAGATTCGCAAGATCTATTCTCTTTGCCACAATAGCAAATGATAGGGGATTAGATGCGGCGAAATTTGAGAGTTCATCTATTTTTGAGACGATCCTATCAGCACTTTTTTTGAGTGCTGATTTCTGTAATTTCATTGCTTCTTGTGAAGATTTACTCGCATCTAATTCCAATTTTGCTATTTTACGTTTAAATTTACTTGTTTTCGACGCCATTTACGTCACCTTCATTCGGCATAATTGAATTCATTTCGGGAATAGAAGGACTAGAAATATCTAATTGACCATCTCTTTTTTCGATCTCTTTCGCCGCATCATTTATGAATGGTAGCATAGCGATAGCTGTTTCATCTGATACTAAACCAACTAACTGATTAGCCATTTGAACTGCTTCGAGTTCGTTGACTGGTAGGTTACGGGTAAATTGAATATCAATATTTAAGTAATCATAGGCATTGCCCATAATATAGAGGATGTTGCTAATTAATTCAATACGTCTTTGTAGACCCTTCTTGAAATGACTTTCTTTAATGGCTACCTTCTGGTCAAGAGAAAGCAATTTATACTTAATGGCGATACCGCTTAAGTTATTACCAAATGTCTCGGCACTCATATCGGGCACCTTGGCGAATTTGTGAATATCTTTGTCGATAGTCTTAATTGTGTTTTGGAAATAGGTATCATTGATTGATTTAGTCAACCATTCAGCAGAACCATCAATAGGAAGAAGTAGAACTCTACTGTTTTTCATTGCGATTAAATCATCTGAATCTGTGCCATCCATACCC